AAACACCTATATAAGTTCGGTGCTGAATTGTCCAGAATAGTCAATTTTGGATTTTCGCCCTTTAACCATTCCTTCATGGATGCACACCCAGAAGGAAAGTCACGGCTTGTTTTGGTAAGGTTTATCCCGTGTTCACTAAAGATAACCGCCCTTGATTTACCCGTTTCCTGTGAACGACTCCACAAGTCAGACGGTGCAAGCCAGTATTCTATATGTTCGTCCCCGCTCATAGACCTTAATATGTCACAAGCCGCCCCTATCGTCTTGTCGGGTGCGTCATATTCCCGATAAACTTGTGCATTGCCCTTTGTGTCTACTTGAATCCAATGTGCGGACAACATATCCAAACCGTAGTCAATACAAACGTATCTCCGCAGTTTCCCTTCTAATTCCTTGTCAACTATGTGGGTATCTCTCTTTACCTCTGGGAAGAAAGAGCCACCAGGAACGGTTAAGGCTTCCTCTACGGTAGCGGGGTACTCTTGCGTTATCATATCCCCCATAGTTCTTTTGGTCTGCTCATACCACTTATCATCCCGTCGTGGGTCGGCATACCAGGGGATAAATATTTTGTTAAACCCGTTATCTGGGTCTGTATATATCTTTTCAAAGAACGAACCACGCTCTATTGTGGATAACCCGACTACTTGACCGCCTGTCGGTCTGTTTATTGTCGGATAACCCGCCTTCCATATATCTTCCGCAAATTGCTGAAACGCCCATTCATCAAAGATTATTAAGTCTGCCGTGAACGAACGTGCCGCATTGGGTGAACTCGGGAAGCATTTGAAAACGGAATCTGGAAGGGACGGAAAATGAATTGTAAGAATGAGCGAAGTGTTTTCCCATGTAGCGTTCACCCAGTTTATCGGCTGGTCGTTTTTAGGTGCAAATAATGAACGCATATTGTCGAGTATAACCGACATTCTGCGGACTAACTCTTGTGCTTCGTCTTCTGTCCTTGATAAACCTATGACGGTTCGCCCTGGGTTTATCAGTTTCCACAACGCATAATGTAAAACCAACCATGTGATACCTAACTGTCTTGCTTTAAGTATCACGTTCAGTTTGTTGTCCCTAAATTGCCGTAGCGCTTTCCTTTGGTCGTCCCATAGATTAAAAGGCTGAATAAGGGTTTCTGCGTCCTTATCTTCTATGTGTCCGTACTTCTCTACAAAGTATTCAAGGTGCGTTCTGCAATACTGATATTCAATTTCTCTTAATTCACTTGCTTTATAATCCATAGAAAATAGCGCCCGTGTAGCATGGGGAACGGACGCTATCCATAAGGAGAAGTAATTGTAATGAAAAATCTTTCCGTTACCATACTACACACATTTTTTATCTAAAAGTATCAACTAATCTGAAATTTTTGCATATTCATCTAATGCCGCCTGGTACATTACATAAGTCCACTGATATGAGCGGTCTACCTTCTCCGCCATTTCTTCAAGCGTCATATCCTGGAAGTAGTAGTAAATCAAAAACTTATGCAAGGATTCTGGACGAATTTTATTCACCTTATTCAAGCAACGGTTCTTATATTCCAGGTGATGAAGAACCATCTTCGATAATTTGGTTTTGTATTCCTCTATCTTCACCACGGTTTCTTCTATCTTGTTTGACGGTGTGTTCTGTACGTTTATCCCGTCATAGTTCGTCGTCACTCTCGTTGCTACTGCCATCAGACGTTCTATTTCTTCTTCCACCGCCTGTATGTCTTTCTCCATGTACTTTATTGGCTTTAGTTCCCTCTTTGCTTCCTTCCTTGTCATACTTCCCCTTCCTTCGCCGTAAGGCGAATTTTTTGTGTGCGATTTTCGGGTTTCTACTAATTTTGCGGTCTTGACCTCGATGCTTCCTACTATTTTTGATAGATACTTTAGTCCGCTAAAGCGAGTTCGGAATTTCATAAAATTTGTTAGCGGGAATGAGGGTTCCCGTCGCCCACGCATCGCGCGCCAGCGGGTGGGGGTGGGTGTGCGGGGGTGCGTGCGTGTACACATGCGTCATAAAATTTAACAATAAAAAAATAAAAATATTTGCGTGCGGTGTATAAATTCTTGCTAAAATTACGGGGTATACTCCAGCGACCGCGTTCCCGAAATGCCAGCAAACGTGTCAACCATGCGGGTTTGCGGGCTGTCGGCATCTGTGCGCGAAAGGTTACTTTAGCGAACAGTTGACATCCTCATGCGCGTATCACTCCCCTGTATGTATATCTTTAACTACTTCAATGTGCGCGCCCGTTTCTTCCAGGCGTCGGCTGATGCTTGCCAGAAGTTCCCTGTCCGCTTCCGTGGTGACGTCTGCGCTGATATCGACTTTATCGACGGGTTTATCCCCGTAAGTATCGCGTATTAACTCATAAGCCTTCATGTTCCCGCCTACGGCGCGTCCTGCGGCGACAAGGTTGATTAAATCATAGAGTGTAGCATCGGGATTATCGCGTTTTAACTTCTCTGCTAACTCCGTTGGTAAGTCTGCGCCCGCTATTATGTCGTCAGTTACTTTGAGGGTCAGTATATTCTCCAGGGCTTGCTTCGCTGTCTTCTTCTCCCCGTGTAGTTTATTTACAGCCGCCGCTCCCTTGCGGCATATCTCGCGCCGCTTGTCTTTATCCATTACGGCGAAGTTATACTTTTCTGGCTGTAAATTACTCCAGCCCTTTTCGCTCCCTTCTGGCTCTATATCCCCGTCGATTATTTGCTGGTATCTGCTTTTCTGCTTTTCCATTGCCCCTTGCCCTTTACATACAAAAACGCGCCCGCCTGTTAGGACGAACGCGCCTGTTAATAGTTACTCTGTTTATTATATTATTTACCCTTTAACTCTCTGTCAACCTTCTCCAGTATAGCCTCATTCAAGAACGCATTGACTGATTTATCACCCATAGCCTGTTTAATTCTATCCAGGTCTGTATTCTTTACCCTTACAGTCATTCTGGTATATGTCTTGGAGTCATACTTGTGGTTGGCTTTTATCTTGGCGGCACTTAACGCCATACATATCACCCGCCTTTCGCGATGTATATATAATACACTATTTACTCTGGATATACAAGCACCGTCCCGTTGTGCAAAATGCCGAAAATTTCACCGTCCCGTTGTCGGTTTTGGCGATTTTGCAACGTCCCGTTGTCCCGAAACCCAGCAACCATGCGGCTTGCAAGGTCGTCGAAAAGTTTGTGCAATTTTCCAGGTTGACGACATGCAACGTCACGGTGTATCGTAGAATGTGCCAGGCGGGACACGGCGTCCCACAGCGGCACGAGCGAGACACTCACGACACACAGTCGTATACGCCGACAAGCGCATACAGGACACGCGGCAAGCACGCCAGCGAAGTGACGCATACAGCGCACCAACGCGTAAACTACCGCCCGTGTGAAGCGAAACGGTTTCACCGTCGGGATTTCAACACACTATCCACGGCAACCTGGAAAAGTAGACACACGGTAAAAGGGTTATAAACCTACCACGCACACAGCGCGGCGGTCGCAAGTCCGCACAAAAGGTGAGCGTAACCCGTAAATACACACACGCAAAGGAGATTAAAACCATGACACAGACACATTACTTTGATACTGCACACTATCCAAACTACGAGATAGCAAAATCCGCCGCTGACAAGTTCGGTCTGGAAATGCACTCGGAAATACGCCCGACATGCTTCAAGCAATATCACTTCGAGATAACCGCACGCGGTCTTGACCAGATAGTTATTCTGGACATGATAATCGCCGCAACGTTCGCTTGTCCTGGACAGGCTGAACGCCGCCAGGAGTTAATAAAACGCATATACGCATAACGCGACACTACAAACCAACCAACACAGAAAAGGAGAACAAAACCATGACAAACACAACAAAGAAAGCAACCAGTTACGAAGTAATCACAAACAAAATCATCGAGAAGATGCAACAGGGTATTATCCCCTGGGTTAAACCCTGGCACGCTGACGCCTGGAAATGTGACGGCAAGACACTCATGTTCCCGTGTTTTTCGCACAGCAACGGCAAGCGCTATAACTTGATGAATCACATGCTCCTGGACTTTACCGCTGGCGAGTACGCAACATTCCAGCAAATCAAGGCTGAAGGCGGCAAGGTCAAGAAGGGCGAAAAAGGACAGATAATCACGGGCTGGATAGTAGAAACACACGAGCGCAAAGATGAAAACGGCGACACGATAATCAACGACAACGGCAAGCCCAGCACATACACAACGTTCGCGTTAAGATACTACACAGTCTTTAACATACTTACCCAGGTCGAAGGAATCACACCAAAGCACGACTGGACGAAGGACGAAGCACCCGAAAACAGCCACGAAGCCATTGAAAACGCTGAAAACATAATCACGCGTTATATAAACAGCGCCGACGCTCCCAAGTTCCAGGTCGTTAAGGGTAGCAACGAAGCATATTATAGCCCCCTGGAAGACAAGGTTGTAGTACCCGACAAGTCACAGTTTGACTTGATAGAGGGCTATTACGGGACAGCATTTCACGAGTTAACACACAGCACACTCAAAGAATCCCGCTGTAACCGCCGCGCTGAAAACAAAAAAGCCGCTTTTGGTAGCAAAGAATACAGCCGCGAAGAACTTGTAGCCGAGATGGGAAGCGCGTTTTTATCAACATCCGCTGGACTTGACACGAGTAAAACGCTTGATAACAGCGTAGCATACTTACAGTCCTGGATTAAAAAACTCCAGAACGACCCCAAGATGATAGTACAGGCATCCAGCCAGGCTGAAAAAGCCGCAGAGTATATCTTGAACGCCTAAACAATACACGAGCGGGGGCTGAAAAAGCCCCCAGGAAGGAGAAAAAACATGACACAGGAAAGATACAACGAGATTTTGAGAAGCGAACTGGCACAGCGAATTTTTGATATAGACCCCTGGGGAGCGCGTAACGAAGACGCGACGCCCGAACTTATAGCCGACTCGATAAAGGCTGACCCATTACCCGTTATACAGTACCTTGTAGAACTTGTTGAGGAATTACAGGCATGAAAGGAGAAAACACATGTACGCATGCAAAACAGATGTTTTTAAGGGCGACATAATCACGGTCGCTGGTACACACTACGTCGTTATCGACGACATGAACACCAACAACGGCAACTTTAGAGCAAAAGACAGCCACGGTCGCATGTTCTGGCTGAACACGTTGAACATCAGCCAGATAAACAAGCGTAATAACACAGAGTTAATTTACATATAGGCGAAAGGAGATACGAACATGAAAGAAAAATACTGGATAGAAGGCTACGGAAGTTTTGAATTTAGACCCTGGGAAGACTTGAAAGGTCGCGACGTGAGATACATTTGCACGGACTACGAAGAAGACGACGACGGGATAGACCTTTACGAGATTATAGACCCGAAAGCGCCCGATTTTGGCGAATGTTACACAACGAAACTGGCGGCGGCATACACAGAGTACGACCTGGCAATACAAGCCGCCTGGAACGAAGTTATCGACGGCGTAGCACCGTACTGAAAGGAGTGAGAACATGATAACAACAACGTTTTATTACATAGTCTGGAAAAGAGATACGGGTGAAACCGTAGGGGCTGGAAAGGTTTTATGCAATTTTAACGACCCGAAAGGCGTAACAAACAAAGCATTACAGGAGTGCAAGAAAGCCGCAAGAATTTATGTGAGTGATACAGGCGAACAAGTCGGTTATTGCATAGGCGGAAACAAGACAGATATAGCCAATAGAGCAAAGGATTTTATGAGCCGTGTTGATAACATCCTGGGTGACATGATTAAAAAGCCCGTTTCCGACCTTGTTAGGCAGTTGACGGCTGAAGGCATTGAGCGATATTGCCTGTGCTTATACGACGCTTTTAAGTATGCGGCAAGCATAGCGGCTGATAAACGCACAAAACTATACAAAGCCTGGTATAAAGACGATTTTAGAGAATTTATACCGTCAGCATACTTACTCGAATACCTGGATTTTAATAAATATCCGCTGGCTTATTAAGTGAAAGGAGCGCATATGTTTGAACTTGAAAAACACTTTGACGGATATGTGATATACAGACCGACTTCGATGTTTACGGCGGTATATGTCAGAAGTTACCGCAACGGTGTATATAAATACACTACGGACTACGCATACGCCAAGACTTTTACCGAATCGACAGCCAGGAAGCACTTGAAGGCATTAAACGCATAGCACGAAAGGAGTAAATCATGACAGCATACGAAAGACAGAAGAAATCGGCAAAGGTCGCGACGCAATACTTGATAGACAGAGTAAGCAGAAAACGAGGAAGGCGGTGAAAACATGGATAAATCAAAGATTATCGGATTTATGTTACTTCACACTGACGGTGATATGGAATACTACGAACCGCAGTTATCAAACACAGATATCGACGCTATATATCAAATACTTGATAAATACGGCGACGATAACGATTCAATGCGCGGCACTTTGGCAGTCATTGACGTAGACAAATAATAAACCAACCAACAACCAACACACAGAAAA